CGATACCCAGCAGATGGCAACGGTCTATTCCAAGCGCAGGGTGTTTGACGGCGTTGTCAAAAACTACGGTAGGCATTGCAGGGGCAAGAAGGCGATCCTGTTTGCCAGCAACATCGCATCGAGCAAGGAGGTCTGCGCCGCTTTGCAGATTGCAGGCCATAACGCCCGCCATGTGGACGGGACCATGGGCAAGCAGGAACGGGCCGATATATTGGAATGGTTCAAGCACACGCCCGATGCCATCCTATGCAACTGCGACCTTATGACCACGGGCTTTGACGAGCCAACCATTGAAGTGGTGATCCTGTACCGTGCGACCGCAAGCCTGCCGCTATTCATGCAGATGGTGGGCCGTGGCTCCAGGGTAACGCCAACCAAGCGGGAGTTCACGATCCTTGATTTCGGCAACAATGTGAACCACCACGGGTTTTGGGAAGCCAGCCGTGACTGGTCATTGAAGAAGAAACGCAAGAAGAAATCCGATGGCGTTGGCGGGGCGAAGAACTGCAAGGGCTGCGAGGCGATTATCCCCGTGGGGTCGATGAAGTGCAAGCATTGCGGCTACGAGTACCAGCGTAAGCCCCAAGAGCAGGGCGAGATGGTGGACCTGCACCTGATGACCAAGGCCCAGGGCATGCAGTTGGCCACGACCAGCAGCATGTACCAAAAGGCACAACTGGCCAAGGCCAAAGTAATTTCGCCGTTTTGGGTGTTGCACAACCAATGCAAGAGCAAAGCCGAAGCCTTGGAGTTCATCCGTTACATGGGATGGAAGCCAGGCTGGGCCTTCCACAACAAAGACCGTTTTCCAATTCTCAAATAATGCAAGAGTTCAAGATTCAAGCCGAGTGCTTCCAATGGCATTGGAACAACTTCCCCGACGAGCGGGGTCGCTTGTTTACAGTAAACAACAACGCCCCGTCTGCCTATGCGGGAAGCGTTATGAAGGCCATGGGCGTGGTTGCGGGGGTGAGCGACATGATATACTTGTCCAACGCTGGGGCCGTGTTTCTGGAGTTCAAAGACCCCAAGGGCAAGCAGTCCCTATCTCAAAAGTGGTGGCAGGGGGTCGTTCAGGAGGCGGGGTACAGGTACGAGATAATCCGAAGCGTGGAGGAATTTCAGCAGGTGTTAGCTCAATGTGGCTAAGTTGTGTATATCTTTGACCCATGCCCCGCATACTGCTCCTATTCCTGCTGACCGCCTGCACCAACGACCGCCCTTGGAAGGTTATTGAGGTGCGGGAGAAGGGGGATGCCTGCGAGTATGTGTTGAGCCGAAGCAATGGATTCGGGCCGCAGGTAAAAATCAAGACCGATAAGTGCGGGAAATATCAACTTTTCCAAACCATAAACCCCTAACCCATGAAACCAGAACAAAGTGACAACTTGCAACAAGGTGCTGATATAATCCGTTTTTCTCAATTACCGAGAAAAGGTTTATTAGCAGATTTTAGCCAAATTGGATTGGAGCAACTTATAGAATTTAGAACAAACAACTTCTATGACTTGACAATTTTTGAAATGCAATTAGAGCATATAAAACAAAGAGCAAAAGAGTTGAACGCTCAATTTGTCGTTTATCAAATGATTAGTATTAATACTTCAGTGTCGGATAGTTACATGATGAAGTTCACTCAAAATGCCCTATAATCCCCAACCCCCAACCCCTAACCCATGAAACCAACCCCCACCGATTTCCGTCGCTGGCAGATTCACATCCGCAAGGAGTGCGTGTCTTGCAGCCGCCCCGACCGCTCCGAAACCATCAAGCCTTGGTCCGTGAATTGGACCCTGCTCGGTAGAATCCTTCAAGCCAAAAACGCATGACCATGCCCTGGATACGCCCCCAAGACCAAATGCCCGAAGAGAATGAACCCGTGCTGATAACCGATGTGGAAGGATTGCAAATCGTTGCTTGGTATTCTTTACAGGCTGATATGTGGTATTCCGAGAATCACTCTTGGTTCACCAGCGAGGTTAACTATTGGATGCCCATCCCCGAAATCGTTTAAGACATGAACAATAATAGAGAAACTAAGCAATCGGCCATACAACTTGCTATAAGTCGTTTTGGTAATTTCCTTTATTGGTTTATTCACAACGAAATAGCAACTCCAATTTTCGTAATTTTTATAATTGTATTTGGGTTTGCATTAGCCCCGCTTTACAGAGTTGCAAACTATTTTTATTGCTATTACTGTCGTGTAAATGGCCTATAATCCCCAACCCCACCCCATGACCCCAGCACTCATTCATCATCTCGTTGACACCACCGCCGCCATATTCGGCATCACCCCCGACCAAGTGCGGTCCCCGTCACGGGAACGGCCTTGCGTCATCGCCCGCAACATCGTGGCCGACATCGCCTACAACGAGTACCTGTTCACCTTCATGGCCATCGGGAAGGAACTGAACCGCCACTACTCCACCATCATCATCAACTTGGAATCCTTCCACAACGACTGCAAGGCCAAGCCTCAACTGCGATACCTACGGAGGCAAGTTTTCAACAATGCACAGGACTACTTGCAGACCGCTGAAGGGGCGTATATTACTGACACTCTGCAACTTCCACCCACCGAATAGCCCGAAACCGCTATCACGCCCAAGGGGTCAGCCTAACCGCTGACCCCTTTTTTTTGCAATCTTTGTGCATGGCATCCGCAGAAACCGTAATCCTTGACCTCTACCGCACGGGCGAAATCCGAAAGGCTTGCCTGACCATCACAGGGGGCGACCCTCTTTGGAGGGACTTGGAACAGGAGTGCGTCTTGATTCTGCTGGAGAAAAATCCAGAAAAAATCATGCAAATCCACGGGCAGGGCTACTTCAAGTTCTATGTGGTTCGCCTCCTGCTGAACTTGTACCGAGGCAAGAACAACCAGTTTGCCCAAAAGTACCGCCACCACGACTTGCTGGAAGAACTTGACCCCGATTCCCCAATTCCACAAGCGGAGTACGATTCCCTCATGGACGACCTTTGGGCCATCGCCGAAGCCGAGATGGACACATGGGCCAAGGATGGGGCGTTCCCCTACGACAAGGAGTTACTGCGCCTCCATCTGCGAACAGGGAACATGAAGAAACTTTCAAGGGACACGGGTATTCCGTACCGCAGTATAATCTATTCCATCGACCAAGCCAAGGCCAAAATCAAGGCCGCTATTCAATCCCATGGACACGCTGATATTTCCCCTGCTGATTAGTTCGCTGACCGCCCTCGCCATTGCGGAGTACCATGTCCTGCCCCAAGCCTGGTACAAGACCTGGTTCGCAAGGAACAAGCCGTTCTCCTGCGTCACCTGCCTCACTTTTTGGGTAGCGGTGGCCCTGACCCTACCCACCTGCGGTTGGGTTCTCGCTCCCGTGTACGGCCTCGCCTCTGCGGGGCTAACGGTCGTCATCCTCCAAGTCACGAACCGATGACCCACCAACTGCACCACGGCGATTGCCTTGAAGTGTTGCGGTCCATGCCCGATTGCAGCGTGGATTCAATCGTTACCGACCCGCCCTATGGGTTGTCATTCATGGGCAAGAAGTGGGACTACGATGTGCCAAGCGTTGATGTTTGGGTGGAGTGCCTTCGGGTCTTGAAGCCTGGGGGTCATCTGCTGGCCTTTGCGGGGACGAGGACGCAGCACCGCATGGCGGTGAGGATTGAGGATGCGGGCTTTGAGATTCGGGATATGATTGCGTGGGTGTACGGGTCGGGGTTCCCGAAGTCGCTGGATGTGAGCAAGGCGATTGATAAGATGGACGCAGCAGAAGAACAACAAGCGAGGCGATATAGGTTCACGGAGTGGGTTCGCTCTACGAGGATAACCTCCAAACAAATTGACGAAGCGACTGGAACTAACATGGGTGGACACTATACAACTGCAGCAAGTCAGCCCGCTATCATGACCCGTGAACACTTGGAGGCGTGTCGTCATTTGCTTGGCGAAGTTCCTACATGGGTTGAGCAAGAGGCAGACATTCGCAGCGTTGAGAGCAAGAATTTTGCCGAGCGGGAGGTGGTGGGGCAAAAAATAGTTAACGGAGAAGAAGGAACCGCTGGAGGCTATCAGAACGGCATTGCATCAGTTCGTGGCTCGAATATTTCTATACAAAGACAAATCAACATCACCGCCCCTTCCACCGATGCCGCAAAGCAATGGCAAGGCTGGGGGACTGCCCTCAAGCCTGCGTTGGAGCCGATAACCGTGGCCCGCAAACCGCTGGTTGGAACGGTGGCCGAGAATGTCCTGCAACACGGGACGGGGGCGATAAATGTGGACGGGGGAAGGGTGGAAGGTGGCCGCTGGCCCGCCAACTTCATCCACGATGGAAGCGAGGAAGCCACCGACCTGCTCAAAGATTCGGCCCGCTTCTTCTACTGCGCCAAGGCAAGTAAAGCGGATAGGGATGCGGGGTGCGAGGCATTCCAGGCCGCGCTGCCAAGGTTTGGCGACGACGGCGGAACATATCGCGGCCTAAGCGACAGCAAGCATCCTGTGCGAAACCATCACCCCACCGTCAAGCCCACCGACCTGATGCGCTACCTCTGCCGCCTCGTTACCCCGCCCAACGGAATCGTCCTTGACCCTTTCAACGGGTCGGGTTCCACGGGATGCGCTGCGGTCTTGGAAGGCTTCCAATACATCGGGATTGAACGGGAGGCGGAGTACATCGCCATATCCGAGAAACGCATTCAGGCACGCTCTAAACAAGTGCAGGAGCAACCCAAGCAACTGACCCTTCTATGACACAAGCGGAATACCTCACGGCCCAAAAGCACCGCCACTATTGGGAACAATACCAAGCGGCCTTGTTCATGCGGCTCTCCCCCGAAGCGGTCCACGACTTGCAGACCATCTTGGTGGCCCACGGCAGACCCAACACGAATTGGTGGTGCGCTGACTGCGTAAAATCGGCCCTATCTTACATTTACTCACAAGCGGACCAATTCGCCGAAGCCAACCAGCACCAAGTCAGCCATGCCCTCAACAACCCCAACCC